CGGTTGGCAAATGGTTCTTTTTCTTTTACATTTAGACCATCAAAGCCACCAAACATTGGCATAACAAACTTGTCTACGCCTTTATCAAGTAGTGAGCGATATGATGCACCTACAGCAGTTATAGAACCACCGGCAACACGGCTACCATTTTGCCAGAAGTATTTACCAACAGCACCAGATACTTCGTTTACATCATCAAGTGTAAAGATTGTTGAGAACTCGGTGAGTGAGCCAGTTGGAACAAATGTGTCAAGGTTGAATGGTTTGACTCTTACCAGATCAACATATTCTTCATTCAGTTGAGCACGAGTTGCAACATTGCTGATTACGCCAAAGTATGTATCGCGGTCATTTAGAACGCCTGCTTGAGAACTTGATACACGCATTCTTAGTTCTGGGAATACTATTGAAGCGGTAAGGTCTGCAATGCCGGCCATATTGACTGTATCGTTTGTTCCCGCTGGAGCATATGGTATTCTTCCAACTGCTTTTAGTAAGTCAGTACCGGTTATTGCTGAACCGCTTGTTACTGTTACTGCTTTATATTTGACTGGGCCAAGGAAACCGAATGGTAGTGATTCTGGATCAACGCCACCTTCTTCAACAAGGGAGTTCATCTCAACGCGAACAAGCTTAGAAACATTATCATAGTTTCCAAATACTTTGTGTCTCTTCTCGCCGGTTGCAACATCATCGGTCCACTCAAGATATTTATCACCTATTCTCTTGGCAACATAATTTTCTGAGTTTGGGTTTAGATTGCAATTTGTAAATACTTCAAAAACACCTGGTTGTGAATCAGAGTCACCAGTTGAACGGATTTCAACAGTAAATGAACCATATTTTTCAAATGGTGTTGGTGAATATTTAATATCTCTTATCGCAACTTTTAGTGAGCGTTGATTCCAATCACCAGAACCTTCTCCACCAAGAGCAACAAAGCGGAATAGTTTGCTCATATTTTGTGGATTATATGAACCGGTTACTGTGCTTAGGTCTTGAGAAAAGATCCAGCCAGTTTTTGCTGGTTGTGCTGCAAGTTGGAAATCACTGAGATCGGCAGTTGTGCTCTTTAGACCAGCAATAAATGCATATGAAGAAGTCGCTATAACTGTATCTGTTAGGAAGTCGGTAAATGTTTCACCAAGCCAGTATTTTTCACTGTTATCAACTGATGTAATAGCTGAGTTTACAAGTGTTGGATTGGTGTTGAAAACTTTGCGAATATATTTATCGGAGTTTTTATCAAAGTTGAATGATGTATCAAGTATGGCCGCATCATTTACTGTTGCACCACTGAGAACCTTCATTCTGAACTCAAAGTTATTGCCGATTGATTTGATGAGGGTTGCTGAACCGGTTGTCATTGTTCCTGATGGATTTTGACCAACAAGAGCAAGGCTTGCACTTGCATCAACATAGAATATAGCAGCAAGAGCACCAGTTACTGTTGTGGCAGAACCAGATGGTATAACGAATAAACCATAAGCACCGCCATTGTCAGTTACTGTTGCTGATATAGTTTTATCAGTTTTCCAGCCAGGAGCACCCTGAGCATTAGCCTCTGGATGTTCAGAACCCATTAGACGAACGAATGTTAGTGGACTTGAGTTTGCTAAGTATGCCTTAGCAGCCCATGTAGCATATGCTGGAGCAGTTAGGTTTCCTTCGCGCCAAATATCACCATCGGTTGAACCACGAACAGGATCACCGAATATTTGAACAAACTCTTCATATGAACGAACTTTTACTGGAACCATGCCGGGACCGCGCTGAGCGCGACCGACAAGAACTGGTCCAACAGCGTCATTCAGGTTATTTACCTGTGAACGATCTATCTCTTTTATTTGGATTCCGGGGGAAACGAAACGATACTTATTTGCTCCACTCATTATAGAATACTCCTATATACCATGTATTTCATAAATAAATAGTAGGTGCCGCTTTCAAAAGAAACGCCTAATATTTCTTCTTGTCATTTTCTGTGCTCTCACCAAGCATTTCTTTTTCTCTTGGTATCTTTACCTCTACAATGGTTTCGCTTGTGATAACTTTTGGTTTTTCACTATTAGCTCCTGCACCAAGTAAATATCCCAAAACATTTAGTGAAAAGTCACTTGTAAACATTCTGTTTTCTTGTTCTAACTTTGTTATATTGCCACCATTTTTGAAACTTGAGTCTCTTTCAAAAAAAGCCTCATATCTATGTTCTTCTCGGGCAACCATAAAATGGTTTATTCCAGCAGTGTAAGTCATAAATGGTTGTATTATTTCATTTATTTGTTGTTGATATTCTGTATTTACTGTTATAATATATTTTACATCAATATAAGTTGGTAATGGTATTTTGGTTACTTCATAAACAACTTTTTCATTTTTTTCTTTTACATTATATTGTATTGTTTTTTTATAGTTATTGCTTTTAGCATAGTTATTTGACTTTTCTTGAGATATTTGCTTTGTAACAGTTACAACTCCACCGCGAAAATCATCTGGTGGAACATTAGCATAAAAAGTTCCTTTTTTAGATAAACTTTTTGTTATATTTTCTCTTTGTAAAACAATAACTGGCAAGATAAAGTTTCCAGTTACATCTCTAAGATTTTTGTCAAACTTTATCTGATGACTACGTTCACCAGAAATCCAAACAACTGGAACTTTTCTCCATCCACGATTTGTGTTTGCATGGATGTTCATTGTTTTGTCAAGCCAGTCATAAACGGCCAGATCTATTGTTTCTATTGTAGAAGGTTCTATAGAAACTTGATTCTTTTCCAAGCCTCTTCTTTCATACTCTGTTTTATCATCAGTCATATTGTGTTCCTATTAAGGTAGTGTAAAAAGAGGACTTTCTATCCAAACGCCACCTTCATTGAAAAAAAACTTATCAACTTGATCAAAGTTGCCGTATATTTCGTCTTCATCTATTTCTGATAGATACACTATACAACCTTTATAGTTCTGCGGGTGGCTTACATAATCTAAGAACTGTGCTCTCTTGGAACTTGTTCTTTTACCAGATATTATCTGTATTTTTCCTCCGCAAGCTACTTCTATTGGAGTTGTTGTAAGTATCTCTTCAAGACCACCAGAATCTTGAGTTTCAGATATTCTCATTTTTTCTCTTATTTCCAACAACTCTATTGGCTCATTTATAAAGCCTTGTCTTACACGAACGCAAGTTGCTTGTATTTCCATTTTATGTTGAACTTGTCCAAATAGTGCTCTTGGCTCTGCAAGTTTCACTATTTCATAAAAGTTTAATCCATAAAATACAACGTCACCTTCTCTGACATACAAATCTTGATCTTCTGTTAGTCTTCTTTTATGAAAGTTTATAGTTATTTTAGACATTTTATCAAGACCATAAATCTCACTTGATGTTTCTTCTTGATCAATCTTTATGAGAGCTTTTATTATTATTGGCCTAAGAAAAAGTTTGGTTATAGCTTCGCCATATAAAGGATGAAAACTACTGTTTTTGACATTTATAGGAAAATAGATAATAGATTGACCTATTACTCTTTCTATAAGTTCGTCATTTACTTGTTTTGTAAGATCACGCTCTTTTTTTCCTAAAAACATAGGAGGAGGTGGTTGTTCTGGCTGAACCCATTTGTTTTGATCTATTTTCTTTTTTCTTGCCATTTATATTACCACTTTATAAACTAACCAACAAATATAATGTTTGGTATTGCTGCCAATGTTTTATTAGCATTATCAGCCATAGCAGTCCGCTTTTCAGCAAGTATTGCATAGTCTGTATCTTCAAGTATTTTGAGCAACTCTTCTTTGAGTGCATCTTTTTCTTCTTTACTTTGTGCCCGAAGATCAGCGCCGTTTAGCGTTACACTTTCGCCTGGTATTGGTATTGTTTGGAACTTACTACGAACTTCGGCAAGCATACCTTTTGCTACCGCAAGAGCATAGCGACGAATCCAGTGCTTGCCTATGGCATTTATATTTTGAAATGGTATATTTGAGAAAGGTAATGTATTTATGTTGTTTACACCACCTATTCTTGGATCTTTATTGGCTGCAGCAACATAAGAAGAACCAGAAATGTTTCCTATGCCAATATTTGAACCATTTCCACTTCCAACAGCAAACTCAAACCAAAACGTTCTTATATCTGTTGAGTCAGGAATTGGGAAAAGACGAAGTTTATTGTTTTTTATTTCATATGAATAATGAGAAATACGAGTATAAATATTATCTTCATACGCCATTGCTTGTAGTTTATTGTGCCAAGCAGGAATAACTTCAAATGTGCTATCATCAGCATATTGGCCGTATGTTGAAAGATTGCCTACAGCGTTTAGACCGCCATAATAACCATAAAATCTCCACATAGCACGGGCAGACTTATAAAATACTTTTTTTACGGTTATTCTATTACCTGGAGTTACTTTACCAAATAGTGGAGAACTTGAATCGCTTGCTGAACTTGATACTATCATTTGTAGATCATAATCTTGTTCATTTGCGACGGCTTGAAAAGAAGCAGAATAAATATCTATTCTACCACCAATCCCCGCTTCGTGTGAAAAAGCATCAGCAATATCTCTTACTGCTGTTATATCATACATTGGATAAGCGAGACTTAGAGAACCATTTTGATTTACAAGATCAAAAAGAGCACTTCCGCTCTTTATTTCACCATCACTGTCAAATGTTCCCGTGGGAGAACCAAGAAGAGAACCAATAGAGTTTTTTGCTTGATGTAAATTTACAAGATAAGAATAGGTAAGCGTAGCATCTTCATATGCTGCATAAATCTGACCTTCAGTTATTTCTATATCAAGAACATCACCACCTATCATTTTATAGGTATAAGCAACTTGATCTACTGCTCCACTAATAAAATCAGTGCTATCTGCGTATACGCCTAGCGGAAGATTGGAAACAACATTAGAAAATGTTCCTGTGGCTGGCAATATAATAGCACTTGTTTGTTGTTTTGGAGTAAGAACTGGAACAGACATTTATGTGTGTCTCCTATAGACTATTATAAATAGTCATCATATATATGTTATTCAAAATAAGAAAACCCACCATATTTCAGGTAGGTTTATAAATTTACTACAAATAAATTATCAATCAGAGCCACCAGAAACATGAATGCTTCTGTAAAAAACATCTGTTAATCATCCTAGGTCAAATACAGTATAGTTAGTTT